CAGCGCAAATTGAATTTGAGCGTTGGAGAAATAAAGATAAAGCTACTCCGAAAGTTTCTTCAGAAAAAAGTAAACTTGTAAAAAGTAATGGTTTGAAAAATTTAGCAGAAAATAATCCAGATGTAGAAAAAACATTAACGGATATTTTTAGTGCATTTAATCAGGATTAAAATGGTTACAGGGTTATTAATAGTAATATTGCTATTAGCTAGTATATACTTAACTTTTAGAGTTTGGTATTTAGCTGGAGCTTTAGCAGAAGCACAAGAATATATTGAAGAATTAGAAGCTACTAATCAATTTATGTATCAGCGAATTGAACAATCATATTCAGCAATGAAACAAATTGATAGATTAGGTGCATTTGAAGCAGAGGATGAAGCAGGAACAACGTTCCAATTATTAAATCAGGTTATTGTAGAATTAAAGGATCAATTTGATGGCAGCGAAGCGCAAGAAAAGTAATGTTTATTTTACAAAAATAACCGAATATGCAATTAGTGCATATAACCGTACGGATAGTAATCCAGCATTACGAGAAAAAATCTATCGTAGATTTATCTATCCTGCATTTATGAAATTAGCAGAAAATCTTATTAATAAAGTTAAACCAACATATATTGATTCAACTTTTGTAGATTTACAAACTGATCTAGTTACATATCTAACAGAACGTTTAAACAAGTTTAATCCAAATGCTGGTAAAGCATATTCATATTATACTAGAACTTCATTTAACTATTTAATTGCTGAAAATCAAAAAGCATATTCTAAATTAAAATCAGATGCATTAGAATTAGATGTAGATGAACAGCGTAATATTATAACAGAAATTCATAATGATGAAATGCGTGAAACGCTACATTATTTTATGGATGCGTATATTGATCATTGTTATGACAATTTAAATTATATATTTACTAATCCAGCTGACATTCACGTAGCAGATTCAATTCTTCATATTTTTGAAAGCAGAGAAAATATTGAAGATTTTAACAAAAAAGCTCTTTATATTTTTATTAGAGAGCGTACCGGATTAGAAACAACAAATATTACTAGAGTTATTAAAGTTCTAAAACAAATATACGAAGAAAAATTTCTAGAGTATGAACGTACAAATTTCGTAAATCTGCCGTTTTAATATTTATTATTAAAGGATTTGCATATGGACAGAAGTGATGAACTATTTAAAGGCACGAGCTTTTCCGATTTAATGTCCGATGTCTATCATAATTCTAAAAAGAAAGATAGGCAAATGAATCAACTGATTGCATCATTACAGCCACTTATAAAGAATGCTTCAGATGCAACAGTAGTTATGCCATTGATTAAGGATATTTTAGATGTTTCTATTAAAAATGATGATCATCTAGTTAAATTAACTGCAATCGTTCAACGCTATATTTCAACTAAACAAACCATTACTGGTGCAGATAGTTTATTGAGCGATGAGGAAAAACAACAACTTCTTCGAGTTGCAGAACAAACTCTTTCATCTGATTTAGATGAATTAGATGATTTTAAACAAGAAGATCGAGTATTACAACAACGAGCCGACAAAATCAAAGAGCAATTGAGTAAAGGTATGGATGACTAATGTACATTTTCATATTGGCGAAGTTGTTGCAAATGATACCACGTATCAATATGTAAAAGAAAAAAACTTTGAAATACGTGTTATAACTTATACTGATTTCTATAATCGACAAGAAATCAAAGCCATACCATATGATAATAATATAAAAAAAATACCTGCAGTAGGTGAACATGTATTATTGGTACAAGGATTATCTGCAGACAATATTTCGCAATCAAATTATCCGCAGTGGTATTATTTATCTTCATTTTCTATTAATTCAAATCCAAATGATAATAAATTATTAGGTTATGCAAAAACAGAATCTACTGTTACCGGATCTATAGAATTAACATCTAAGCAAGTTTCTTGGTTACAGCCATTTAGTGGTGATTTAATGTTTGAAGGTCGATTTGGAAATAGTATTAGATTATCTAGTACCACAAAACAACAATATCCAGTTGCGCCAAGTTGGTTAGGTCAAAATGATGGCGACCCGATTATTGTTTTATCAAATGGTAGAACATATGACTCATCTAAATATATTGTAGAAAATGTTAATGAAGATGCTAGTTCATTATATTTAACTAGTACACAAAAACTTCCTATTTTACTAGGGGATAAAAATAATAGAAATCCATTATCTTCTTTTACGCCAACTGAATCAGCATTTGAACGGTCTCAATTTATTGGCGTTGCTGATAGAATTATTTTAAAAGCAAAATCTGATATTGTAGTCTTAGATTCTCCGCGGGGCATTGTATTGAATACTACCGGTGAAGTAAAAATAGGAAATGATGAAGCTAATATTAGTTTAGTTCATGGCGATGTATTATTAACTATATTACAAAAGATTTTAAATCAATTAGCACAGCCGATTCAATGCGGTACTGCACAAGGTACCTTTATTAATAGATCTAATTTATCTGCTGCGCAAAATCAATTGCAAAATCTTTTAAATTCTAAATATTTTATAACTAAAGAAACATATTAATATGAGTTCTATCGTACCGCCATTAGATTTTATACCAACGTTGCCTGGCAAAGCTGCTGCGTCTCTTATGCAACAAATAGATAGGCAACTAGATGGATTAGTTGAACAAGTTAATACAACTGTACAAAATTCTACAAAATTGCCAAGTGACGTTCAATGTAATGATCCTAGAGTACAAAAAATTAAATCTGATTTAACTAAAATTCAAAGTCAAATTTCGCAAGTACAACAAAATTTGCCTAAAATACAAGAAACTATTGATCAACTAAAAACTGCAGTGCGAACTGCGCAAGCAATTAAAACTGTTATAACTGTTGCGCAATTATCAAATCCATTAACTGCGCCATTATTTATTGCGCAAAATTTAATGGCTATACAAGATACATTAATTGTTAATTGTATAGGCGCATTGCAGTCATTCTCAACATTACCGGGAACTGTTACATCTAAATTTCAAACAATTGTACCAGTTTTATCAGAATCAATTCAAAAATTAAATTCTGTTTGTAATTTAGATGAAACGATTCCAAATTTTAATGATGGCGATATTGATTATAATGATTTGATAGACACTGAATTTTACAATGAACAAAATGTCTCGGATAATGATTTACAATTTAGATCTGATACAATACAACAATTAGTTGAACAACAGCGAGATTTAATGACATCATTATTAGAAGCACCTAGTCAAGTTTATAAAGAATCTGGGTTACCTTCTGATGATTTAGGTAAAGCCGGCGACTATTATGTAGATATTTCTACAAATAAAATATATGGACCGAAGACATCGGTTTGGGGGACACCCGTAAACTAACATTTAGTATATTTATATATAAAATATTCATATGGATTCAAAAGCACTTATAAAAGCACTTAAAGTAGCCGTACGCGAGGTTATTAAAGAAGAGTTAACAGAAATTCTTCGTGAAGGTTTACAATCTACGATTACAGAGATGAAACAACCGGCGACAAAAAGACAAGCTCCGCCACCGCCAGTTGCGCCAAAACGCAAGACAGTACAATTTGCTGAAAATAAATGGGCAGATATTTTAAATGAAACAGATCCATTAATGGAGCAAGGGCCATCACCGATGAATAGCTTTGCAGATATGATGAATGAAAGCGTTGATACGATTTCAATGACATCTGCAGATGCAAACAGTTTTGGTATGATGCGCCAAAATATGGCTGCAGCAATGGGATTAGCTCCTCAAGCTCCTTCAGTAATGGAAGACCCAGAAACTGGAAAAACATATGAAGTAGCGCCAGAAGTGCAACAAGCCATGACTCGCGATTATTCTGCTTTAATGAAAGCAATTAATAAAAAGAAGGGTAACTAATGCCATATCAAATAGTAAATGTAGTAACCGAAACATCAATAAATACCGCATTAGGAATTAATCTTCCTTTTACTGGTCCTTTTGGTGTATTTAATTCTACATTTACTTCAAATGATCAAGCATTAGCAAATTTAAAAAATCTTCTTTTAACATATAAAGGAGAACGAATATATCAACCTAATTTTGGTACGGATTTACCTAAATTATTATTTGAACCAAGTACTCAAGAAATAAAACCAATTGTTTCAGAAGTAATTTCAGAAGCAGTTGAATATTGGTTACCTTATATTAATATAGTTGATATCAATACTATAACTGCAGAAGATGATCCTAATTCTCCACACGAATTGAAAATTACTATTACATTTTCAGTGACTCCGCAACAAGGCGTTGCGTCTGGCAATTCAACAAGTTATGATACAGAAAACAATTTGAGTCAATTGGTATTAGCTGTAAATCAAAATCAATTATTGGTATCATAACATGGAAACAAAAAAAGATATATCATACTTAGGAAAAGATTTTAGTCAATTCAAACAAGGATTGATTGATTTTACTAAACAATATTTTCCAACATCATATACTGACTTTACTGATGCAGCACCGGGTATGATATTCTTAGAATTAGCTGCGTATGTAGGAGATGTTTTATCATACTATGCAGATAATAATTTAAAAGAATCTATGCTCGAACAAGCAACAGAGCGTTCAAATATATATGATATTGCAAAAAGTCTAGGATATAGTCCTAATAATGTTGTGCCGGCATATGTTACATTAGATGTATTTCAATTAGTGCCAGCTAAAGGTACTGGTGCTGCTGTAGCCCCGGATTATGACTATGCATTATCAATTAAATCAGGTATGCGTGTTAAACAAAGTACCGGCAATGCTGTATTCCGTACACTGGATAGTATTGAATTTAATTTCTCTAGTTCAGCAAATCCAACTGAGGTAACAATATATGAAACTGATGCTGCTACAAATTTACCAACATATTATCTTTTAAAGAAACAAGTACGTGCAGTATCTGGAAATGTAAAAACAGCAACGTTTACATTTAACACTCCAGTTGCTTATGATAAAATAGTTTTACCTGATACTAATGTTATTGAAATAATTTCAGTAACTGAATCGGATGGTGACAATTGGTATGAAGTTCCGTATTTAGCTCAAGATACCGTTTTTGAATCAGTACCTAACTTATTAGAAAATGATCCGGATTTATCACAATATAGATCATCAGCTCCTAGTTTATTAAAACTTAGAAAATCTGCAAAACGATTTATAACTAGATTACGTAGTGATAATAAAATTGAATTACAATTTGGCGCTGGTATTTCTGATAATAATGATGAAGAAGTTGTTCCAAATCCAGATAATGTAGGAAATGGACTTGCAGGATTCCGACGTTCTGTCGATGTTGATATTGATCCATCAAACTTTTTATATACAAGAACATACGGACAAGCACCAGCTAATACAACGTTGACAGTTACATATACAACTGGTAATGGTATTGCTGATAATGTTCCTGCAAATGTATTAACGCAATTAGAATTTGTTGAGTTTAATGATGATGTTAATACAACAAATAGTACGCCGTTAGTTAATTTTGTTAAATCAACGATTGCTGCAAATAATCCAATTCCAGCTGTTGGAGCAAAGACTGCAGATACATTACAAGATATTAAAAATAATGCATTAGCAAATTTTGCTACTCAAAATCGACTTGTAACAAGAGAAGATTATATCATACGTGCATATTCAATGCCAGCAAAATATGGTAGCGTAGCAAAAGCATATATTGTACCCGATGATCAAATATCTCAAAAAGATTTAGAAACTAGAATTGCAAATCCATTAGCAATGAATATGTATGTTTTAGGATATAATGAATCTAAACAATTGACAATGTTGAATCAGGCAATTAAAGAAAATTTAAAAACATATTTGAACTTTTATAGAATCTTAACTGATGCAGTAAATATAAAAGATGCATTTATTATTAATATTGGAATTGATTTTGAAATATCAGTATTACCAAATTATAATAGTAATGAAGTTTTATTGCGTTGTGTTAATGAATTAAAATCATTATTTAATATTGATAAATGGCAAATTAATCAACCGATTATTAAATCTGATATAAATACTGCTTTAGCAAATGTAAAAGGAGTTCAATCAGTAATTGGATTTGCATTAACTAATTTGTATGATTCTGATCAAGGATATTCAGGAAATATTTATGACTTAACTACTGCGACAAAAAATGGTGTTATTTATCCATCATTAGATCCTAGTATTTTCGAAGTTAAATTTCCAAATCGCGACATTAAAGGCCGCGTTGTAAATTATTAAAAGGTAAAACATGTTTAGAATATTTTATGCAGAAAAAGATACAACATTATATGAAGCATTTCCAACATATAATACTGGTTTAGATGAAGTATTAGAAATTGGCAAACGTTTAGACACAGATGGTGCTACTCTACTAAAAGCTAGAAGTATCATCAAATTTGATATGTCTGAAATTTCTGCATCATTAGCTACATATAATAAAAATGTAACTGATTGTAAATTTGTATTACAATTATTTACAACTGATGCAAAGAATTTACCTTCTGATTATACAGTAGCTGTAAAAATGTTAGGTCAAGATTGGGTTAATGGTTTAGGATATTTATCTGCATTAACTGAAGATGGTGCTACGTGGAATGTGCCACAAAGTGGATCTAATTGGATTTCAGGTAGTCAGCAAATTGAAATAGGCACTAGCGATTTATATATTTCAGGCTCTGGCAAAGGTGGCAATTATTTGTATCATTCGGGTTCTAGCACAGCACCACAACTTATAACATCTGAATCATTTTCTTATAGAACAAGCGATTTAAATATCGATGTTACTAAACAAATAAGAATATGGTTAAGTGGAAGTAATGCGAATACAATTCCTAATTATGGATTTCTAATTCAATATTCAGATGCAGATGAGGCAGATGATAATGTAAAAGGATATATAAGATTCTTTAGTAGAGATACGCATACTATTTATGTCCCTAAATTAACTATGTATTGGGATAATAGTGCTTTTACAACAGGATCATTATCTCCGGCTAATCTAGAGTCATATGTTATTTATACCAACGTTAAACCGGAGTATAAAGACACTGAGATTGCTAAAATTAGAATTTATAGTAGAGATAAATATCCACAAAAATCTCCTACAAATTTATTCCCTATTCAAACAGTTAAATATCTTCCAACTACTACTTATTATGCGGTATTTGATGCTCAAACAGACGAAGCCATAATTCCGTATGATAATATTTATAATAAAGTTAGTTGCGATAGTACTAGTAACTTTATCTACATTGATATGAACGGCTTTATGCCAGAACGATATTATCGTTTAGAATTTAAAATTGTAGATGGATTTACAGAACAATATGTCAGCGACAAAATTTATTTTAAAGTAGTTAGATAATGGCAAAAGAAAATCGACCAGTTGGTAATAGTAATACTATCCCTAGTAAATTGTTTGATGCAGTTGCATTAGAACAACAAACAAAATACTATAAAAATGGTTTAGATTATATTTCTAATGATGCTAATATAATTACAAGAGACGATGTTGGCAATATTGTTTTAGTTGAAGATGCTGCAAATAATCCTAAATTATTAATTAATGCAGTAACTGAACAAATTTCTACTAAATCAGTATTACGAGTTATTAATACTAGATTTCAATATTATAAATTCCCAGTCCAAACCGTAACTGAAAATTTAGATTTGAATTTAGATTTAGAATTAGATATAGATTTAGAGGCAGCACTCGCAACAGTACCTGTTCCATTAACACCTTCTACATATAAACCTTCATCTAATGAACAAGTAGTTCGAGTTAGTAAACAAAGTGGAGATTTGCAAACAATTGAAGCTCAGCCACTTGATTTTTCAAATGTAACACAAGGACCAACACAAACATATCAAGATTCATTTACAATTACTCAAGAATTAGTAGACGAAGGCAATGATTTAAAAATAACAGGTGTTATTACAACACAATATAATGCTAGAAGAAATTCTGAAATTGGATTTTTCTTAGCAGTTGGAGAAAATGGCAATGTGAATGGTTCTAATAGAATTACAGCAACATTTTATCCAAATGAAGTAAACAATAATAATAAAGTAACAGAACCTGGAGTTTATACTACTAATATTTCTGAACAAATATCGAATGAATCATTGTTAGATTTAGTAGGACAATCAATATATGTATTAGGTTTTGCAGAAGATCAAGAACAAAATAGAAATCATACAATATTAGCAGATCAAACATTTGTTAAATTTGAATCGGTGGTATAATTATGTTAACGCAGTATAAAAATATTGAAGAAATTACATCTGCAACAAAGGCAGTTACTGCTCAAAGAATAACTAAATCTAAAACTGAATTTTTTAGTTATGATAAAGATACACGCGTTGTTCCAGTACCATTGCTTTCAAGACCAAATGAAACTGTTAAAGTTGAGATGCATGTATATAGTAACGATACATGGATTACTGGAAATCATCAAGTACAATTATTAGATAAACTTCCAAGTTACCAAAATAAAAATTCGAAAAGAAATTTAAATTTACCTGGTAATCCTATAGGATTTGATTTATATAATGAATTTTCTAAATTAAAACTTACTTCAGGTAATTTTAAAATAGCAGTTAATTTCTTTAAAAATATTTTAGGAAATTATAATGAACAATATGTTCGAATAGATGAAATTTCGCCAGATCGTACGGAAATTCGTTTAAAGGCTATCGATGATGAAAATCCAATATTCATTCAACAGTTAGTTGAATATATTGAAACAGTACAACCAACATCTGGTAAATTTTATAAAACATACATTTTAAATTTTAGCAGAAATAAAACTGCAGTTATTGTTAATAGTGTTGTAATTGGAGAGTATGTTTATTTAAAATTATATGAACCATTACCACAAGATATTAATGTTGATTTCAAATGTTGGATTGTAGAAGAATTACGCCCAACATATATTGATAAAGTTGCAATATTACCAAAAGTACCAGAAAAACAGTTTAAAAAACTTTCTAATCCAAATTGGTATGCAAATGCAATTTATAATACTACAACTGAGACAGGGTTTAAAGCTTGGACAGATTTATTAGGAACTACAACACAAACATCGCAACAAATTGTAGATTCATATTTTTCTGGTTCGTTAGCTGGTGTTAAATTAAACATTGATTATTCTGATTTTAATAATTTTATATTTTACAGTTCGGCAACTGAACGTTTAGAAAACTTTAAATATAAATTAACGTTATTAGAATATTATACTTCACAAAGTCAAGTTGTATCTCAAATTTCTGGTAGTGTTGCTACAACAAACGTAGCAGATTATGAAAGTTCAAAAGCTGCACTAATCGGAGGTTTTGATGATTTTGAAAAGTATTTATACTATGAATCATCGTCTAGATTAACAACATATGATATTCCTAATGAAAATGCATATGTTAAACAATTAACTGGTAGCTATGTAACTCCAGTTCCTAAAACATATGCATCTATTCCATACACATTAGTTTCAACTAATAGTACTACATTTAAAAATTGGTTCAATGGAATTTATAGTTCAGCATCATTATATGACACATTAAACTATAATGCTCTTCGTTATGCAATTCCAGAATTTATTAGATTTGATTCTACGAATTCTGATATGTTGTCATTCGTTGATATGTTAGGTCAGCATTATGATATAATGTATACATATATTAATCATATGACTCGTATTAATAAACGAGAAGAAAATCCTAAACTTGGTATGCCAAATGAATTGTTATATTCTGTAGCAAAACAATTTGGATGGAATTTAACTGATGGAAATCAGGGACAAGAATTATGGCAATATGTTTTAGGAACAAATGAAGCTGGCACTCCATTAACTGGATCAAATACAATTGGCGATCCGTCAGTTTCTGGTAAGAATATGACTGCTACAATTTGGAGACGAATTGTAAATAACTTGCCTTTATTATTAAAATCAAAAGGTACGAAACGAAGCGTACAAGCATTATTATCTTGTTATGGAATTCCTCAATCATTTATAAGTATTAATGAATATGGTGGACCAAGATTAGAACGTGCTCCTGTATATGAAAAATTAAATTTTGATTATGCTTTAGATTTAAGTAGTAGTGCAGCAGGTACGGTTACTGTAAATTATACACAGCCTATTCAGTCAGTAGAATTACGTTTTCGAACAGACGATGTAATAAAAAATCCAGCAATGCCATCAACAATGAATCTATATACGATAGGTTCAAATACAGTTACTATAGATTTTAGTAGCGGTACATTAGGTGTTATACAAATTAATGGTACTAGTTCTGGTGCATTTGAATTATTTAACGGTGATTGGGTTAATACTGTATTAAGAACAAATGGCACTAATTTAGATTTAATAGCTAAAAAATCTAAATATGGAAAAATCATTACAACAGTTTCTGCATCAGCTACAGCATCATTTAGTAGCACTGGTACATTAACATTAGGTGGTACTAGTACAGGTGCAAGTAGATTATTAGGACAACTACAAGAATTAAGATTGTGGTCATCTAGTTTACAAACTGCGCCGTTTGAAAATCACACAAAAGCTCCTGCAGCATATGATGGTAATGTAGATGCATATCAAGAATTGATATTTAGATTGCCATTAACTCAAAATATAAATCATGCAGCAACATCTAGTTTAACTGGAGTGCAACCTCAATCTTCTAGTATTTCAGCATCATTTGCGTCATGGACATTAAATACACCATATAATTCAATCGAAGAAATATATTATTATGATGCAATATCATTAGGCGCTGGAACTTTTGATGATAATAAAATTCGTTTAGAATCAAATGAATTAGTTGGAACATTAGATATTGCAACTAGAGCAGAGAGAAGTCAATTTGATAAAGCTCCATTAGATAGTAAAAAATTAGGAGTATATTTTTCTCCGCAAACAATGATCAATGAAGATATCATTGCACAATTAGGCTTCACTGAATTAGATCAATATATAGGTGACCCGGGTCAATTGGATTTAAAATCATATCCAGATTTAATTCAAACTGCGCAATCATATTGGAAAAAATATGAATCTCGTAACGATATAAATTCATATATTTCTATCTTTACGTTATATGATTTATCATTCTTTAGACAATTAGAACAATTATTACCTGCAAGAACTGATAAATTGACAGGTTTATTAATTCAGCCAAATATATTAGAACGTAGCAAAGATACAATATTACCAAAAATTAATAGATTTGAATCAAATTATAGTTCGTCAATTGATGAAACAAAAATTGAATCATTTGGTGCTTATTTATTATATAATGGTTCAATATCAGATGATATATTAACTATTCAAGGTATAGATGATGATCAATGGCAAATGTATTTAACTGCATCTACAGCAGACAAATATGATGGTACGCCATATTCATATCAATATCTATTACACTCTGGTAGCACATGGATTACGGCATCATCGCCATATTGGTTAAGTGATGCATTACAGCCAATATATTTAAATGCTGTTCAATCTGAGTATCGTTTAACATCTCAGTCTGTTACATATGAGACCGGATCTGCCGGAGGGGGTACTACATTTGGAACTGGTACTTATGGTACCTCGGTTTATTTTAGTAATCCTACGGGTTCTGGATTTACTGGGATATTAGCACAAGTACAAGATTATTTACCAATTGGTATTGATCGTCAACGATATGATGGTACTAAAATGACATCGCCAGCATTTAATGTTAATTCAACACAAACTGTAGATGGAGGTCCAGTTGTTGAATGGCGAACTGCTAATCCGAACCAATTGATATATCAAAATCAAAATAACAGTCAAGGTAGTTTTAGATTAGTTTGATGATAAAAATTACAAAATGTATATTTATATAAAATTAAGGTCAAAATATGGGATATTTAGATAATACTAGTGTTACAGTTGATGCCATTTTAACATTAAAAGGGCGTGAACTTTTAGCAAAAGGCGGTAATGCGTTTAACATTACACAATTCGCAGTAGGCGATGATGAAATTGATTATTCATTATGGAATCCAGATCATCCGCTAGGAACTGATTATTATGGTACTATTATTGAAAATATGCCAATAACTGAAGCAATTCCTGATGAAACTCAAGCTCTTCGTTATAAGTTAATTACATTACCGAAACAAACAACAAATATTCCAGTTATTAATGTAGGAAATACTGCTATTACATTAAATGCTCCTGGCGATAGCGCTGTAATTACTCCGAATACAAGTAATATGCAAGGCGGTAATAGTAATTTAGGATATACTGCGATATTATCAGATTCTTCAGTAGCAGACATTCAAGTTACTCAAGCAGTTCAAAATACAGTATTACCAACTACGCCTAGATTTATTGGCGATAATGAAGATGCTCAAAGTATTGCAGTTGCAGGATTTGGTTTCCGTATTATTGCAAAAACACAAAACTTATCAGATAAAACTGCTACAATTACAATTATTGGTAATGAAACTGGTGGTAGCGTTACTATTAATTTAACTGTTAAACAAGTAACTGCAGTCACAACAAATGTATAATATAGGTCAAAACATGAAAATGAAAAATTTCATTGAAACATTAAAACAACAACCACGCCAAGGGGGTGTTCCTAGGAATTTGTTAACGGCTGTTGGACAAGCTAATCAAGCTTCTAGAACGCCGGTAGCTGCTACCCCAGCACCAGCAGCAGCTGGAACTGCTATTATAAATGAGCAAGTGCAACAATTGGCTCAACAATTAGCAAATCAAATGGTTGCTGAAATGCAACAATCTCAAGTAATTGCAAGAAATGGCCGTACATTTACAAAATTTGATGTAGTAAATGATATCGTATCAAATCAAACAGAAGTTGTAACAGCAGGTGTTTGGAGTGATGGTATCGCAAGTTTAACAACATTCTTTACTTCTTCTACTCAAACAAATGCTCAAAGATCTTATTACGTTGATGTATTACAAAAAACACCGGCAGCTACAGGTTCGGCAGTACAATTTTCATTAGCATTTGGCCACGCTTTAGGTAGTGGATCTGACTCGCAAGGTCAACTTAATGATTCTCCATCGAAAGCAGTTTATTCTCAATATCGTCAATTACTATTGAATCCTAGTGATACTCGTTTTACGACTGCAGGATCTGGTAGTACAGATTATATTTATGTAATAAACTTTAAACGTAATCGTTTAAAAGAACGTTTAGATGCAGGTAATTGGGAATTACCATTAGTAGCAATTTCTTCTAGAGCAACTAATGCAACAGGTTCTGTAGCAACGGGTTCAGGTGTAATTAAATTAATCGATGATTCATCTGTAGCAAATCCTAGAATTGGAGATTCTGGTAAAATTTATAATATTGTATCAGGTTCTATTTCAAGTGGTATTCATAATCCAAATGCACCGGTATATTATGGTTTAGCATATCCAGATCATGGAACATTAATCTTAGATGGAAAAATGTTAGATCAACAATTAGGTTTTGCAACTAATACAGGATCTAGTTCAGAAGGAAATAATCACTTTGTATTATTCCATTCAATTTCTGGATCTAGTTATTTCACAGACCCACAAACAAGTGACCCATACGGATTCCAAGCACGTAATTCTGAAAAAGTAACAAGCACACATTATTTTGTAAGAATTAAAAATGCTGAATATAATTTCTCAAATAATCCATCATATGTAACAGGTTCAGTTGGTCAAATTGCACAATCGACTTTTGTAGGTGATCCTAAAACATATATTACTACAGTAGGTTTATATAATGATCGTCAAGAATTGTTAGCAGTAGCAAAACTTTCTAAACCATTATTAAAATCATTCCAAAGAGAAGCACTTATACGAGTTAAATTAGATTTCTAAATTAACCGCAGATTTAAGCCCCGTTATATTTATATAAAATGTAGCGGGGTTTTTACTGAATATGGCCGAAACTAGAATAAAAAATCAAGATGAATATAAAGGTGTATATCCAACTGTCTTTAAAAAGATAGATACATCCGATATTTCAATTAATCCATTTCAAGCATTTAAAACTTGGAATGTAATATCTGGTAGTAGTACCGGAAGTGTCTTACCGTTAATTGGTATATATTCAGATGTTAATAATTTACCTGCATTAGGAACAAACTTAACATATAATGATGCTACAAATGTTGATGGAACATTGCAAACATTAACATATTTTTCTATTAATCATTTATTCTATAAAAATAAAAAAGAACCTGCTAAAACATATGGCCCAACTGATTTAAATTTAACAAAAAAGTTTTTATTTCAGAGTGCATCGATACTTTCATTTCCACAAGTTAAAGTTGGAGAAGGTATTAAACCTAGGTCATTTACATTAACAGGATCTGTAGTAAATTTAGCAAGTGATCGTTACGGAAATGTTTATGATGTATCTTATAATACTAGTTCATTTGTAACGGGCTATAGATATTATGAAGGGTTTAATGAATATTTTGATACTACTAGAATTCAATATGAATCGGTAGGTGTAACATATGAACCCGGCGTTACTACTAATAATGGCGCTCAAGGTTCAATTGGTTATGCTGCAAAATTTTCAGGAGCTGGATATATTCGCGATTCGCTATCTGGTTATTATGACCGCGATCATGATTATGCAATTTCGTTTTTTATAACTAGTTCTAATACCGGAACAGGTAATCAATTGATATTAGCAAAAGCATCAAGTAGTTTGCAACCATCATATCCATTTAAAGTTGAATTAAGTGGTAGTAAACAAATTGTATTTTCAATAGCAGGTAGTACTGAGTTTAAAGCACAATTAACATCTTCTATTGCAGTTTCTAGTTCTTGGACCCATGTTGTTTGTCAAAAATCTGGAAGTTGGATGCAAATGTATATTAATGGAACATTGCATGCATCTGCATCTAATGATTTATTAATTAACACTTTTTCTCCATTTACAGCTTCTGCTCGTATAGATAATACAAGTGATTTATATATAGGCGGTTTTAATAGCCAAAGCTCAAACGTAAACGCATATTTAGATGAAGTTAGAATCTTTAATAAGTCACTGACAGGTGCTAATATAAGTTCTTTAAGCAACCGTAATGAAGGTGGCACTTTATTACAAACTAATATTGTAGGTACTGTTTTTGATAAACAGGGAATTGTTGTGATATCATCTCCAGATTATCGTTATAATGATATCATTACTACGGCATATTCAGCATCATATAAAAGTACTGTAACAATTCACGAAATGAATGTTGTTACTAGAATGGATTCTGGCGATTTTAATATGTCAACTAATTTAACATTGACACGTGATGATGATTCAACATATCTACCATTCGTTAGTGGTAGTTCATTTGCTCCATATATAACTACAATTGGTTTATATAATGATGCAGGCCAATTATTGGCTATTGGTAAATTAGCACAACCAATTCGTAAAAGAAATGATGTTGATATGAATTTCATGATTCGAATTGATTTAGATAAAAACATTTCAATTAAGGAATAATAATGATACGCTTAAAACAACTTCTTCAAGAAATGTCTGAATCAGATTTAAAACGTTGTTTAGATAAAATACGAAACAAACAATTTCGTTTTATTGCCGCTGGCGATAATGGACGTGTTTATGAAATTGACGGAGAAGATAAAGTTTTTAAAATCACACAAGAACGAGATGAATATGAAGTTGCAAATATTATTGTAGATCGATACAATGATTTTACAACTTTTATTCCGGTATATTATGTTGATGGTAAAAATATGTATATAATGGCAAATGCATCTGATTTGCCAGCACGTGTTAAAAAATCAATTGACTTATTTATGGAAGATTTTGCTTCATTTGCGAGAGATGAAGGTGGCGAAGTTTCTATTTTTGAATTTATTAATGAAACTGATAATTTAGATCCAATGTTGGATAATTTCTTAAATGCACTACAAGCAGATATTGTAAAATTAAATATACCAGAATTTGAATTAGATTTAGATTTCCGTTCAGATAACATCATGATGTGGAATGGTAAAATGGTCATGGTTGATTGGTGATACATATTTATATAAAATTGGATTGAAATGCAAAAATTTTTATTAGAAAATATCATTCGTAAATTTTTATTTGAACAAGGTGGTAAATTATCTATAGATTTAGGTAAAGTAACTGACCGCGATCGTGCTGTTTTTACAAAAGAATTGAAACAAACGATCATGAAAAAACAATCATTTACTGCAAAAGATGCAGGCGTTGTTCGAATTGATATTACTAGAACTGGCGGTAGGACAGAAGTCGGCGATGAAAAAAAATCATTATATAATGAAGCATCAGTTTTAAACGATGCATTAGGATATTTAAATCGTTTTCAAAGTGGTTTATTATCAACTCATACTGGTAAAGATTTTGTTTGGTTTTTGTTAATAGATCCATATACAGGAAAAACAGATAAAGAAGAAAAAATACGAGCTAAATATTCAGTTTTAGCAATGTATGTTCGATCAACATTATTATTTAGAACTCCAGAATCAGGTGCAGGATATTTAGACACATTATCACGCGGCGCAATGGTTTATAATTTAGCAAAAATTACAAATACTGAATGGAAACCTATAGGCAAGACATATATGGACGAACCTCCAATTCAAGGTGGAGAAGCTATAGAAACGATTGATGATTTACCATTTAAAGAATTAGCATATGGAATAAAATATACATCTGATGTTAGATCGATGAATATGTTATATGCATATTTTGAAAAAAACTTTAATGCGTTAAATATTCTAAATATTCGTGAATTTAAAAAACAAGCTGGATTCGGATGTGAATTAAAGTCTATTATAGAACAATTTCAATATGAACAAAATATTCCTACAACTGGCGTTTGGGATAAACGAACTAGAACTGCTGCAGTTGCATTAAAAGATTTAGAATATACTATAAAAAATACAAATGAATTAAAAGAACGTTATAAAACTTGTCAAATTGAAAATAACGAAATTGTAGATGATAAAGATACTAATGTATCTGATATTAAACTACCTGAAATTGGTTATTTTAAATATGCTGGCCCTACTGCAGATCCGAATAAGGGAACTGCAAAAGATCCGGAATTTTATAAAGTTCAACAATTAATGGCAAATGCTTTACAAGTTTTAGGCTTTACTAAAAATGCAAAACATAAAGATGCATCGTTAAAGTATATTAATGCAATAAAAAAATATCCAGGCGATTATGGCGATTCAACTAAAGCAGTAGTTGGTAAACTTAAGAATGTTATGATTCAAGCTGGCTCAACTTTAAATAATACTAGCAATGAAATTGTTGATCAACAGTTTATAAACATATTAAAAACGATTAAATAAGATTTATTATGAAATTATTTGAACAAGATTGGTCAAAAATTAATTTAGACGACATTCCGGAAGATGGTACTGTAGTTGTTAAGAAAATAGTTAAGCCTAAAGTTGATACTGGGAAAAAAATTGATACAACGTTACCACCGACACCAGATCCGGATCTAAAGCCGAAGCCGAAACTAGATAATGCATCAGCTGAAGCTGCACAAAAACAATTTAAATTGATACAAAATGCTGTACAGTTTTATGAACTTATATCTAAGTTAGGCAGTTCTTCAAATTGGGATGAAGAGCGGATGCAAAAAATATTTGTTAAATTTTCTATGATAAGTAGATCTGGATTAGATCCTAATGAAATGGTTAAATATTGTGATGCAATATATAGAATAATTTTTAATATGACTGGAACTAGGAAAAAAAATTCTACGGCGTATGAATATTGGTTATCTAGAAATTATGCATCTTCAACTTCTTGGTCTTATTTAGAATCAATATCATTGCCAGATTTTAAATCATATGAAGATTGGTTTAAAGGCGATCATTTTGCAGATATGGATTGGGAAGAATATAATAATATGCGTTATTTTAAAAGAATTTTTAGTGGTATAACGCCAGCTCGTATACAGAAATTAAAAGATTCTCCGGAAACAGCTAAATTAACATTGAATTCAAAGTTTTCAAATCAAGAGATTCATGATATGGTTATGAACGCATATAAAAATAAAATATACGGTACTCCGGGCCAAAAGCGTTCAAATGCGGCGTGGATTAAATAATTAAATAATTTAAATTAGTTATGAGACGAAATCATTTTCATAGTTCTGGAAATTCTAAACGAGCTAATGCTTTAAAACATGGTTACAAATCAGGTTTAGAATTATCAGTTTCAGTACAGATAAATCAAACAGATTATCCTTTGAAATATGAAACAGAAACACTAAAATATATAGTACCAGAACGCAAAGCAAAATATACTCCTGATTTTGTATTTACAAAACAAAACGGCGACATTATGTACATTGAAACTAAAGGACGATGGACTACTGCCGATCGTACTAAGATGAAACATGTATTAGCATCAAATCCTGGAATTGATATCCGGATGGTATTTCAAAACCCAAGTCAAAAAATATCAAAAGGTTCTCCAACTACATATGAAGCATATGCTCTTAAGTTAGGAATTAAACATGTTGCAAAGAAAGAAATTCCTGCAGAATGGCTTGAAGAATGTTTGAAAAAAGGCGAAGAACCAAAAATAGTTAAGAAATTCTTTTGATTTACGAAATATTTTTAATATATTGTTCATGTATTAATGAAATTTATTTAATTAATAGATTGAAGAATTTATTGATTCAATCGTTAAGCCAGGAATGAAATGTATGTGCTTAACTAATAATATATTATATAATATTAATATTAATTGGATTCCTTACAGAATTTTATTATTATTTAAATAATGAAGAATCTTAAGTTATTACAATTACTTGAATCAGTATTAGGTAAAGGCAAATCTACTTCTGGTAATAATATTGCGTTCTTCTCGCCTTTTACTTCACATTACAAGCCGAAATTAGAAATTGATATCAATACCACCCACGATGGTGAAAATGCATGGCATTGTTGGATATCGGATAAAAAAGGTCGTTCTATTTCTAGTTTGTTTAAACAAATGAATCTGCCGAAGCAGTATCATGAACAACTTGCAAGAATCATTCAATCATCTCGTTATAAAACTCAGCCAGAAACTAAACGAGAAAATGCAAGTATACAATTACCGCAAGAATATATTCCATTATGGAAACCAAAAAAGACTCCGGATTATCGCAATGCAATTGCATATCTTAAAAATCGAGGAGTTACAATGTTTGATATTTTAAAGTATCGAATTGGTTATTGTGAAGCTGGAGAATATTCTGGCAAAATAATTATTCCTAGTTATGATGATGCCGGACAATTGAATTATTTTGTTAGTAGAGCTTTTTATAAAGCAGATAAACAAAAACATAAGAATCCTAAAATTTCTAAAGATATTATTGGTTTTGATTTAACTATAAATTGGAATGAGCCAATCATACTTTGTGAAGGTGCATTTGATGCAATTGCAATAAAACGCAATGCAATACCGTTATTTGGTAAAATAATTCAACCTGCATTACAAAAGAAAATTATTGAAAAACGAGTACGAGACATTTATATTTGTCTTGATGCAGATGCTTTAAAGAATGCCATTCAAATTGCAGAACGTTTTATGGCAGAAGGTCTTAATGTATACTTTGTTGAATTGCAAGATGCAGATGCATCCGAATTAGGATTCGAACGTATACGAGAAATATTAAATGAAACTGATATATTAACGTTTGAGGGTATTATGCATCTCAAAATGGGCATGTTATGGACATAAGAAAAATAGATACACACGTTGAAAAGATAGATAAAATCTTTCATATTTCAGATGTACATATTCGTACATTGAAACGACATAAAGAATATCGTCAGGTATTTCAGAATATGTTTGATTTTATTGCAACTCATTCTACTGTAAATAGTATTGCAGTAGTAACTGGAGATATTGTACATAGCAAATTAGATATGTCGCCAGAGTTAGTTCAAATGCTTGTTGACTTTTTTAATGGCTTTGAAATTCCTACTATTGTTATTTTAGGTAATCATGATATGAACCTAAATAATATGCATCGAATTGATGCAGTAAGTCCAGTATTAGATGTAATTAAGAATCCTAACATTCATTTTATTAAAGAAAATGGATTATTTGAATTAGGAGGCGTTACATGGAATCATATGGCTGTCGATAAGACACCTGCAGAATATATCCGTGCTAATGAATTCGATGCACCATATAAAATTGCATTACACCATGGTGCTGTAAATACTGCAAAAACTGATATTGGGTATCAAATATCAAATGAACATGTAGGTGTTGATTTATTTGCAGGACATGATATTACTTTGTTAGGAGATATTCACAAACCAGCTCAATTTTTAGATGATGCTCGAACTATTGCATATCCAGGTTCATTAATTCAACAAAATCATGGAGAAGCTCTTATACATGGTATATTAGTTTGGGACTTAGATCGACGTACTGCAGATTTTCATGAAATTGAAAATGAATATGGTTACGTAACAATTGAAACTCAAGGAGCTACTATTGTAAATGCTCCTGCAAAAATGCCAAAACGTCCTAGAGTGCGTATTAAATTCAACGGCACTAGTGCTGCTGATATGAAAAAACTTATTGCTTCGATACGAAAAAAATATACAGTAGAAGATATTACAATTCAACGAACAATTGGTGCAACTGAAACAGCTGCATCTTCTAGTTTAGCAATTGGCAATGTACGAGATGTTGAATATCAAAATACATTATTAACAGAATACATTGACAATAACTTTCCACAA